CAAGTTCTGCTGCCTCCCTCTCAATTTTAGACCAAAAATCTTCAGCAAGATTTTCGTAATACTTTTTTTCTTGATCAGTCATAGTGTGGTGAATACCTCTTTAATATACAGAAGATTGAAGCAAAGTGTGAGAAATGAGGTCAGTTCAACCACCGTCTACCTGGCAACCTGCCATAGCACCACCAACCACACCAAGAGGAATCGCCCACAATCTACCAGCATCACGCGATAATGCAGCACCTAAACCACCACCAGCAATGCCACCTAAGATAGATCCTTCGATACAGGAATTGTTATCCACATCACCCACATTGGGGTATTGTTCTTCATTGTGATAATGAGGAGTAGTCTGAGGGATGTAATCTCGTTCACATGCAACCTCAACACGTTTGCGGTAAGTTTTCACATATCCAGGTCTCTTTTCTGTTCCTGGTACATATTCTTCTCTATATTCTTTGCGGTAACACTTTTGCTCTTCAGCATAACCACCCCTAGACCTATATCCACTGTCTCGGGTTCTAGGACCACCAGCGAGTGCAGGTGCAGATGTAACACCAATTAGCAGTGCTGCAAGTGCTAGTTTCATGGAATTTGTTTAACTGTTAGTAATTTATATCAAAAAAAGACCCCTGTCAAGGGGTCTTGTGACACTATTCGGATTGTCTTGCCTTTCGTACAAGATATTCTGCAAAATCTTCCATCTTATCAGGATGTATTGCCCTAATATCACATTCCTCTACCGCAACTTTAATAGAATCGATTTCATTTTGATTCAATTCTTTATTCTTTGGTAGAGTCATTGGCAATCTCCTGGTATGTGTGAACATCCTAACACGAATGTCTCACATTATCTATAATCTTAAGGTTCTCTTTCGATTTTTGTCACGGGAGTTAATGGTTCAATTGATTCCATTTCCAACCAAACACTTTCAAGATCCTCTGATTTCCAGAAGTCATCCCAATCTTTTTCGGTTGCTTCACTAATCATTTTGTGTCTCCTTCTTCCTCAACTTTTTCGCTGCTTTGATGCGTTTCTTCACCAGTTTGGCAAATCTTACATCTTCCGCAGTATACCAGTCAGGATGCTTCTTTGCACGTTTGATAATAATCTTAGCTGCTTTTTTGTCCTCCATAGCACATACTTGAACTGTATGTGCTATTTATTTTAGTAGAGCTCTTCTTCTTTCTCTGTTTCGACTACACAATCACTGGTTGGATACGATACGCATAGTAGTGCAAACTTTGCTTCAAGTTGATCATCGTCTAAGAACGATTGATCACTTTGATCTACAGTACCACTGACAATTTTACCAGCACAGGAAGAACATGCACCTGCACGGCAAGAGTATGGAAGATCAACACCTGCCTCTTCAGCAGCATCTAAGATGTAAGAATCATCAGGACAATCAATAACACTTTCGGTCCCATCAGGTGCTTTAAGTGTAATGGAGTAGTTCATGTATCGTTTTGTTTGTTGTGAATATTATATATTACAGAGAAATGTTTGTCAATCCTCTTCTGTTTCGGTTTCAGGTTTTTTATTGAATCCAAAAGGACCAACACCTGGAGTGTCAAAATTACGACGTTTTTGTGCCATATCACAGACAGTTTCCATCACCTTAATTGTATCTTCTACAGTACAATTCTCTGGCATATTACGATGCACAATATCAAAGAGTGGGAAGAACTCTTTTGCTGCATCATTCACCTCTGCGGGTGTGAGTGGATCATACTCTTTCATCATTTACCTCCAGTGTCATAACCAAATTTGTCATCTTGTTCTTTAAGTTTACGCATACGAATGTCTTCGTGCAGTTTTGCAATTGCAGCACGAACTTCAGGAGTATCATTATACTCCCATTCATCATTCTTTTTGTTCTTAAATGTTTTTTTACTCATACAAACTGCCTTAGTTTTGTTAGGATAATTTTGTATGCTTCTACTATATCACCTTCTCCTTTACGAAACAAGTCCTTATCAAACCGTTGCGTTTTATCTTTACTCCACAACCTCATGTTGTCTGGTGAGAGTTCATCAGCCAAGAAAAGATCGCCGTGAGCATCATATCCAAATTCTAACTTAAAGTCAACTAGATCAACACCACACAACAAAAATAGTGGTTGTAGTAAATCGTTAACATTACGAGTCTTTTCAATCAATGGTTCTGTATCGATACCCATCAACTTCACACGATCTGGTGTGAGTAAGGGATCATTCTTGCTATCATCCTTGAGAAAGAACTCAATGATGGGAGGTTGAATAAGGAAACCCTCAGTAATATTTGTAGTTTTTACAATAGAACCAGCTGCAATATTTCTACAGATGACTTCCACAGGTGCAATCTTTAGTTTCCTACATTTCATACTATCCAGTGAAGGACAATCAATAAAATGTGTTCTAATTGAATTACTTTCCAAATACTCAAATAACATTGCTGTCATTAAACAACAGATTGCACCCTTTCCTTTTGGATACTCAATCATCTGTCCATTTCCAGCAGTCACACAATCCTCATAGCGAATCAATACTTCCTCAGGATTGTCTGTTTCAAAAAGTGTTTTTACTTTTCCTTTTAAGATTTCATTCACAGTTTACCACCTACGAAAGCATCACCAACAACTCTTGTGTATTGCTCAAGTGTTCCATCTTGCTCACACTTAAGATGCCAACGTGACATCACTAGAACACCATCATATGTCGCACCAGTGAGAAAATTATCACCATTCTTTTTAATACTGGTGAATAATCCATACCTAGTTTCTTTGATGTAGAAAGCATCATCGATCCAATCTACTTCCGCAATCTCTGGATGTACGTTAATCTCGGTCATTTCTTACGTTTTGAATTGCTAGTAGTGTTTCTAGTGGAATCCATGTTGGATTTTCTTCCGCGAACTGTACTTGTACTTCCGTTACGACTTTTTCTAGTTGTTTGCTGTACGTTTGTCTTGTGTTTTTGACTGGACTTAAGGGATTTGCCGTCACGATTTAATACCTTATAATCTCTTGGTTTCAGTTTACACCTATCCAAGTATTTTTGCAAGTGTTCCTCACACTCAAAGTGGCACACGGTAAGTGCGACACCTTTCACATTATGACAATCTTTATTTACTTCCAATCGCCACGGAAATGTTTCATACGGAAACAAAATATGAAAGTCCGGGTCAAGAATACTAGATCGAATCATTCACTTCCCTCATGCGAAACCTTTTACAGTCTTTTCTTGTATTGGTTCAATTACATTAACTTTACAATCTCTCCACTTACGAACACATTGAAACCAATATACTTTCATCTGCTCATAATCATCAAAGACTATAGAACTTTGATTATCATTGAATATCAACTCATAATGATGTCTATCATATGAATCACTGGAAGTTTGAGTGAAATACTGTGGGTCTTCAGGTTTAATCAATTCCATCACATATACATCCTATCTTGTACAAATTTAATTTTATCCATCAATTTATAGTGATTAACTGATGGTGCTATTGATTCACGACACTTTGCAATAGTAAAACTATTTGTACATTGCATAACGTGATGAAGGTACTTCAATTCCTCTGGTGTAAAATTCATTTCAAATTCTATTGTGAGTTTTTAGAAGCATCAGGACTAGGATAAGTTATGATGATTCTTTCTGATAGTTCTCCACTAGAATTGTAAAGTGATTGTTTGTGCCAGGTTCCATTAACAATTTTACAAATGTTGTCAAGTTGAATTTCTATCATGAAACGTGAAGTCTGTTTGTCCATCAATACCACCTTTTTGTTTTGAGATAGTTAAGAACTTCCTTACGAACGTCCATCAATTCATTATAGCATAACTGATTGTGAGCACACTGACGAAGAGCAGGATCGGGTTTGATTACAGACTCGATAAAAATATCAAGTCCACGATTCCACTTGTCCTGTTTATTTTCTTCATCAGGAATCTGATTTTGATCTTTCATTTAATAATCTCCCAGTGATCATCGGATGATTCGTTCATCCAAAAAAAGTATTTACCACTGATAGATGCAAGGAATACTTTACCATCCATACGTTGTTCTACACGACATGAGTGCAACTGGTCCATCATGTTAGAAAAACGGTTCTTAGCTTTAGAACTTTTAGGTTTGACACAGAGAAATTCAGTTTTCATTTTGATTAACCTCCACAAAGGTAATTATACAGGGTTTTTAGAATTTGTCAAGTAGAACAGAAGTCACACGGACTCCCCAGTTCATCATCCAGAAGAACGATGCAATGAAGATTAACTTGTGAGTGGCAGTCATACCCCCTGTGTCTTGTATGCACCTACTATAAGACCCCCTAGGGGTCTCCTAGAGGGTCTCTGTGCCACTTTATTGACTGGTCGTTTTCTTCTTAAAGAACTCGCTCTCACACTTGTAGTAGATTCTTAATTGGATGAATTTAGGATCGATGTATGTGATAGATTGTGGTTTGTGGGTAAATGGATTTCGTTGTATTAAAATGTGATCGTATTTGTGAGGTGTCATGTAAACTCATAGGGCACCCCTATTTATGGTGTAGTTAGAACCCATGCTGTTGCTGGATCTGCTTGATAATTACTTTCGTTCCATACGTAATACTTATTTGCTGCTACTTCAGCATCAGTCAATGCAGGTGCATCACCAGGAGTTGATGGTGGATACCAACTAGCAGTGGTAATACCAATTGACCATGAAGCATAAGGTTGTGGTGAGATAAAGATATCAGTAGAACCAACTCCAAGAGTTGCAACATTACTCATGTAGGTATATCCAATACCTGCATAGTTGCCTCTCATATTAGCATTATATGAGGTCTGCTTCCAGTTGGTATCAGCACCAAGGAGTTTCTGACAGAAAGCAACACCGATGCTTTCCGTTTCAGTTCCGTTGGAATCGGATGTGTCATCGTTGCTCACAACAATGACTTGAGTGACGATGTTATCACCATCTAGTTGTGCGAAATGAGCCATGTTTAATATGTTTTGAGTTATTTAGGAAGGATATGCAATGAGGACTACACCTGAACCTCCTCGATGACCATCGCCTGTCGCGGGAGAAGAATTAGTGTTAGCTCCAGCACCCGCGCCACCACCACCAGTATTAGCGTGTCCGTTGAATTGTCCTGCTGGTGATGTTGTATTACCACCACCACCTCCAGTGCCACCAGCACCCATCGGTCCATATCCAGTTCCAGCACCGCCACCTGCTACACGCCAAGTGTCTCTAGTAACACCCGGTCCTGCTGGATTTTGGAAAACTGTTGGAACTTGTATTCCAGCACCCCCCGCGCCACCAGCAGAACTTGAACCAGCACCACCGGCACCATCGGCACCACCACCGCCACCTGCACCGTATGCAGGAGAACTACTTGAGTTTGTTCCACCTGGGTTACCAGCGGGTCCACTGCTACCACCTGATTTTGAACTTCCAACACCACCACCGCCGCCACCACCAGAACCTACTGGTGAAACACGACCACCTGAACCGCCGGAGTTACCATATCCACCACCAGCACCAAATCCAGATGATATACTATTGAAAGTGCTGTCAGTTCCGTTAGAACCTTCTTTGACTGGAGCAGGTTGTCCGGTCATCCCACCATTTGCACCTCCACCAATTACGACAGGATATGGAGAATTGCCAACAGGTGTTGTTCCTGTTTTATATCCACCGGCACCAGCACCACCGCCACCATCAGCACCGCCTCCGCCGCCTCCTCCAACCATCACATAAGTGACACTTAAAGGACCACCAGTTACATTAAAATCTCCTGAAGATGTGAAGGTATGAATAGTATTACCACCATAGAAACTAACAGCACCACCAGTTGCTTTTGCGGTTGCTGTGAGTTCTGCAATTTTATAACGGACCATAACAATTCCTGAACCACCATGACCACCAGTGTTTTGTTCTGCTGGACCACCACCTGCTCCAGCACCACCTCCTCCACCAGTTCCCGTTCTTCCGCTTCGGGCGGCAAATGGACCTGTAGCATCTCCTCCGCCAGAATACGGACCACCAGGACCACCACCTTCGCCATTTGGTGGTGCGGTAGAATCAGACCAGGAGATAACACCGCCGCCACCACCAGCAAACCATCTTCCTGCTGCAGGTCCTGGTGCTCCTATACCATCATTATTTGGTCCAGCAATGGCAGTTTTTAGACCTAATCCACCGTCTGCATCACCTGATGTTCCAGGAGAACCAGCACCACCAGCACCACCACCGCCAGCACCTCTATTGGGGCTTGCTGTTGCATTACCACCATCATGACCCCATCCATTATTAGGAGAGTCAGTTGCATCTCCATTTGCTATAACTGGAGATGGTGCTGGATCTCCACTACCAGTACCACCTGGTCTATTAGGTCCACCTGGGTGGTATGATCCTCCACCACCAGATCCACCACCAGCATTTGAAGGGGTTCCATAACCACCACCTCCACCACCAGCAGCAGTCAAACCATAAAAAGTGCTAGGATTTCCCGTGCGATTTGAAGCAGGTCCTGCTGGTCCACCATTACCACCAGATCCAATTACAACCGCATAAGGCTGAACAGAAACGGTTTTTGGACTTGATATACCTTGACGAATAAAAGCACCTGCACCAGCACCGCCAGTTTCATATCCAATACTACCACCATTTGCAGCACCACCACCACCACCACCGATGATGACATAATCAATAGTGTCACCAAAATCACCAAGAGCAGTTACATTCAGTGCTCCTGATGAAGTAAAGATGTGTGCTCTATAAACATCACCCGGACTAGTAGTATAATCACTGATGACACCACCAGTTGCTGTTAAACCTGTTTGTGGTGTCACCCATCCACTTTGCCGTGATGCATAGTATTGATCAAATAAACTATAAATTGCTGACCCTGCATCACTACCAGGACCAATGGGAACAACGCTGCCGAATCTATTTCCTATCCACTTAGGCATTTTTAGTTACTCCTATTAAGCGTCGTCAAGGATTTCAAATGAAATACAAATATCTGCATCACTGTCTGCACTTGCTCTTGCTTCCAATTCATCACCTTCTTCAAGGTAAATTGGAGAATCTTTACCAATCACAATCAATGTTGATTTTGCCGGAAGATCAACTGTGTTTGCAAGATAATGTCTTCCATGATCATGGTGATTGATTGCAACATCAATAGTGCAAGCATTAGAAGAGTCAATACTTGCTATGATGATAGAATTAATTTTAATCAGTGTATTTGCATCGCAGGTAAGCATACTCGCATTGGAGTTGTCAATAGCGTCATCTTTCAGGAGTTGTAGAAATGATCTCCCCTTGATACTCGTTACATTTACAATATTTGGTTCAGTCATTTTACTTAAGTCTCCGTGTGTTTATTTATAATCAACCAAATATCATTGCCATGGCAATTGCTTTACCAGTGGTGGCAGCACCTTTACCATTGATTTGTACGTCAGTTGTTGCATTTAATGTGCCAGTTACTTCGACACCGGCTGATGTGGTTTCAAGTTTTTTACTGCCGTAATAAGAAAGTTTTACCTTACCAGAACTGCCATCACATTCAACATAATTGGCAAGTCCACCCGAACCATCATCCGCAATAAGGTATATATCTTCGTCGTCAGTGTTATTTCTAATGTATATATGACCAACGTCATTCTCAATGACCGCATCATTTCCACTATGACTAATAGTTAAATCCTCATCAGTACCACATGCGAACGCAACCCCATCAGGAACTCTAACATTACCAGCAGAAGTTATACGAAGTCTTTCTGTTGCATTTGCATTCCCATTAGATGCTGCTGATTCTGTTCCAAAAGTTATAACACCATCATCTTTATTAGTTGTGTCACTTCCTGCTAGGAAAGTTACCTGAGCAACAGTAGTTCCATTCCATTTTCCTCTAATTGAAGCAAGTGCATTTTCTGCTCCACTTCTGTTTGCATCAAAATCTAAGGCATTGCTGGTGCTACCAGTGGATTTAATAAGTACACCCTCATCATTTGCATCAGTTCTTATTTCAATATTAATTTTGGACTCCGTAGGACCTACTGTCCCTACTGCACGAACGGAAGTATCACCAAGCAACAACCTTTGACTGGAATCAATACGAATTGCTTCACTACCAG